TGTGTTAGTTCTCATCTTAGAAAATTCCTGGGATGATTTGTCCTGTTGTAACGTAAGCACCAACTGCTGCTACGAAACCGAGCATTGCTGCCCAACCATTAAAACGTTCTGCCTCTGGGGTCATTGTTAGTCTCCTGTAAAATTGAATTGATAGCATTGAGGGAATCATCGGTCTAACCAAGTAGTCCGAAGAAAAAGAAGTTGCCTGTTGCAACATAAGAAATGAATCCTGTAGCAAGACCGAGCATTGCCAGTCTTCCATTAAGGAGTTCTGCACGTTCGTTGTGTGTCACTGCGACATCCATTACTCTCATCTGTGGTTCTTTCGCGAAGATGTTTTGTCTTCCGCCTTGTTCAGTGATTGTGGTCATTAGTCAAGTATTAAGAACTGTTACAATTATATAGGGATTGTAAATTTTTGTCAACCCCTACGTCAGTTTTTCTTGACTAGTGTGACGAAACTGTGTCACGTTCGTAACAAGGAACACCTGCAGGGTCCAACCACTTGGTGTACTCGAAGTCCTCGATAGCGGTCATCATCTGATCCATATTGTCACAGTAGTACATCGTCTGATACCGATCAGTGTACTCATTGTACTTGAGGATCCTGCAGTCTGGTTTGCCATTGATCTCAAGCAACCCACAGGTCACATACTTGTAGGGATAACGTTCGTGGATTAGGTCCATAGGTTTTGTTTAACTGTTATTACTATACACACAAAAAGACCCTCTTGTCGAGGGTCCGTGTGCCACTTTAATAAGTGAATCCAATGTCTAGAGCAAGATTGTCTACGAAGAGTTCGTAATCTTCGTCTGGGTCTCCAAAGAATTGAACACCAACAGACTCGTAATACTTGAACAGTCGCTTGAACAAGGAGGGGTTTTCTTGATCCAATGCGATGTCTCCGTTAACAACATCCCTCAAATATGAGAGATCACTCCTACTGATAGGCATAATGCTACCTCTTTTGACTAGACTATAATCCCCAAAGGGGAACGGGTCAGGCAGGATTCGAACCTGCGACCGACTGCTTAGAAGGCAGTTGCACTATCCACTGTGCTACTGACCCATCTATGCTAGGAGTCTAGTTGAGCAATGCGCTCTGCAATAATCTCCGCTTTGTGTAGTTCATTTTTCTCTAGGTAGTCGTGCATCTTATCGATGAGAACTTCCAGTGTAGAGTTGAGAAACTGATTGTCAGAATCGTAATCATCCATTTGAAAGGAGGACATTGTTCTTGCCTTCGAACCAACAGAGCATACTATATATCAGGTTTCTTCCTGTGTCAAGGGGTCTGGAAAATAATCTTTCCGATAGTACCTGCCTAGTATGTTGGAGTTGTAGAAGTGTGGGGTTCCATCGTGTCTTGATTCAGTGAGGACTCCATTGACAAAGAGTTGTCGAGTCTCCTCATAATTTGTTTTTCCTGTAGTGAGATGGAGTGATAAGATTTCTCGTCTAAATCTATGCTTACCGAGTCGCTTAATATCAGCAGTAAGTTCAGGGCACGATCCGTAGTATTTTTTCCAGTCGCTTTCAGATGTAACTCTCCTAGACTTACCTCTAGGTTTTCGTTTTTGCCAGAAGTATTTTCGTCCGATATACTCCCTCCCCGATTCGAGATTTGTAATCCGATAGACAAAACCGAAATGATCGTTAATGTCCTCAGATAGAAAAGGGGATCCGTTATAAATCCAGGGGTTTTCATAGTCAATCGCAGAGACCGTCTTCGTCGTTGATGTCACGGTAGGTAGTAGTCCTGTCTGTGTCACCACTACTTATACGATACGCTGAAGCGTCTGCGTAAACTTCAGATTTTAGTTCTGCCAATGCTTTTTCTATGTCAGCAATGAGAACCTTTAGGTTTCTTTTTTTCATAGAGTTTGTGAGGTTAGACCCCAGTAACAAAAAAATGCAATAGTTCCAAATAAGACAAGTGCCTTAAGGTAGATCATCAGGTGCAACTTCTTGGGGTGCACCCATTATATCAAACTTTGTGACTCCGTGGTCAAATTTGAGGATTCGCTCAATATGTCCTTTGACTTCCCAAGGAAATTTGGTCTCCGCTTCCACGAAGACCTCACCAACCTCAGGGATGTTTACTTTTTGTCTCCAAAGTTTCATTCGTCTATGTGCAATTCTTCCTGTAGTTTTGCCCAGTCATTTTCAAACCTCTCAAGACCATTGTCTGTGAGGATATGTTTGTACATTTTATTGAACACTTCGTATGGCATAGTCACAATGTCTGCCCCTGCATCAAAGCAACGTGCGACGTGGTGCACTTCGCGTACAGATGCAGCAAGGATCTCTGTCTCTACATCGTGCATACGATATACCCTAGAGATTGCTTGGACTAATGAAATACCTGAGAAAGAATTGTCGTTCAGTCTGCCAACAAAAGGAGACATCATAGATGCTCCTGCCTTTGCAGCGAGGATTGCTTGTGCGACTGAGAAGATTAACGTTACGTTTGTACTGATACCATCTGCTGATAGATCACTACAAGCAATCAAACCTTCACGTGTACAGGGTAGTTTGATTGTGACGTTGGGTGCGATACTATAGTATTCGTTTGCTGCTTCAAGCATTTCTTCAGCGTTGTCACCCATAACCTCTGCTGAAATTGAAGCATCCCAAGAGAAGAGATCACTAATTTCTTGTATAACATCTCTTGGATTTCTACCTGCCTTCAACATAAGAGAAGGGTTGGTAGTAACACCGTCGATTAGATTGGTTTCCATCGCGTGTTGGATAAGTTCGGGGTCCGAACAATCGAGAAAGATTTTCATTCGGCAATACCTCTATCATCTTGTATTATATATCTTAGCATAAAAAAACACCCTGTGAAGGGTGTTCGTTTCGGAAAGTTATTTGATCCAAGTCGATCGTTGATTGAATGATAAGTTGAGGTTACACCATTTGGCATAATACACACCGCGATAGCAAAGGAAGGCAAATACCTTATCGGGGTTGTGTCTCTCCTCATCATACTCTGGCAACCCATAATCTATGGAGATCCTGAGTCGCATTGTCTTACCCTCCTTGATGTAAAAGTTTTACTTCTGCATAAATTATGGTAAGAAATGCTGCGGACCCCAGAGATATGAGTGCGACCACCATTAAAGGTGAGTCAAACATCAACTCTTAGATGCGAACTTTCGTTCAACTTTGATGCCTCTGTACATCATTTCGTGGTTTCTACGAGATGATGCCTCGGCAAGTACCTTTGCTTTGTACTCTTTAGCGTTATACTTAACGCCTCTGTAAGTGATTAGTTCCATTGAAATACTCCTAAAGTAATTGGATTTTTAGGCCCGTTCCTTTAGTCGTTTGCGTCCCAAGGACATTCGGGAGTTGCCTCTTGAATGACTTGAACCAACTCGATCTTATCCCTAGGGGATAATTGTTCGTGTTTGTTTACGTTTCGAATAAATCGATACGCATCCACACACTCAATATCGGTGTACATTAACAGCAATAAATGCATTAACATAGTGATTCAAGCAGGGATGAACGCTCCGTTCCGCGACTTACTTGCGTCCTCCGAGGAGGATGAACGTATGGATATGGTAACATACCCTGTATTATTTAGCAACATCTTTCTTTTTGTAACGCTTTCTGTTCCTACGGATACCTATACCTTTATCTCGTTTAAGATCCCGCTTAAGTTGCCTGAGGAACTTAAGATGTAATTTAAGTTGATTATGCATCGATAGTCATTGTACTGCGGATTACTGCTCGCGTGAAAGTTATGACCATCGAAGATAACAAACCTACCTTGACGTGGTTCGATCTTAGTTTTCAGCGTCAGTTTCTTACGTGATCCATCATACGTTTCATTGAAGAAGAACGTAGGACCATCTGA